AAAAGTTCATCGGTCAAAGGTTGATATTCTTTTTTATGATTCATATCGATTGGACTATGCCATCCTCCTCCGGCATTGGTCTTCTCTTCACCTTTATCTTTTTTACTCCAGGCTTTGATGAGGGGAAATAAATATTTATTTAATTTTTGAGGATCCTTAACCATTTTAAAATAGACAGGAGTCGGAAATAAAATTTCACGGTTCATTTAATTTCTTTCTTAACTCTTTTGTAGCATAGAAAATCCGTTTTAGGACAAATTATACCAAAATGATGAGGATATCAACTGGTTATAGGTAGGCACAGAAGATCTTTGTGGTGGAAAAATCCCCCATGCCAGACTTCTATATATATTATTTTTTAGGAGGAGGCAACTTAACCTCTTTAAACCAAGAAGGAAGTCCCAAATGGGGTCGTTTATCAAAAAGATTTTGTTCCGAACCTGAAGTTTTTTGATTATTATAATGTAAAAAAACTTGTGCGCAGTCTTTGCCTTTAAATTTAGTTCGCCAATGTTCTAATTCACATCCACTATATATTAACATATCTCCTGGTTTTAAATCTACTTTTATACCTTTTGGAGCATTGGGTTTAATTAAATTTTTCTTTTCATCAACAACATTATTAGCTCCAGTAGGATCTAAATAAATAGGCCAAGGATCTCCTCCTAAAAACATAGTAGTAGATATTTCACAACTAAATCTGTCCGTATGTCTTTTAAGAACATCCCCTTTTTTATAGAGTCTAGCATAAGTATAAGCGGGTTGAAGTTTTAAACCTGTGGTCTTTTCCATAATCGGCTGACACTTCAACATTAAAGTTTCCATGATGATGTCTGCATAACAAGAATAGGTATTAGGGATTTGTGCATCTTTTTCCTCATAATAACCAAGTAAAGTTTCATAAGGGGAAATGTATCTTTGTTTTAAACAAGTATCATAAACCTGTTTTTTCATTAAAAAATAATTATAGATAAAGATTGCCAGATCTTTTGAGATAACTTGTTTAATAACTACATATTTATCTTTCTTAAACATCTTTAGCCATCCCTTTAGGTATGGCCGTGATATTCCAATGAATAAATCTAAAAGGTTCTTTACCATGATCAACAGCATATTCATGTTCTAAATAACCTGGAAAAATAATTAAGGTTCCAGGCTTAGGTCTAAAATGGATAACTTCAGTCCCATGAAATACCCCCTTTAATTCTGGTTTCAGTTTTAATTTAGTAGATCTTGCACCTGTTCTGGGTTCATGGAAAATAGGATAAGAAGTTTTATCCGAACATTTTAAAAAATAAAATCCTGATACATGCTGATTCATATGAATATGAGCTGAATGACCCCCACCTCCTTTTCTAGAAAATTCCTGTACCCACATTTCAGAAAATAGGGTTGTATATAGTTTCATATCGTAACCATGATAATCTAAAAAGTCCCAAGACTTTTGACCTATATAATTTCTGAAATCTAAAAAATCATTATCTCTTGTTAAGGGTGTAGAATGGTGGGAGGTTCCAAAATCTCCGCTAGCTTTAATTAATTTTTTATCTCTTTTTCTGGCTTCTTTAATATATTTATCACTAGCTTTATTTAATGATTTTACAAATTCTGGTTTATCTTCTGCCCATATAGGGGTTTTAAAATATTCATTTAAATCCATGTCTATTTGTTTAAGCCAGTGTTTAAGTTAAAAGAAATAGCGTACTTTTCTTTATTAGATGTATTTCTTATTGTCTTATGTTTTAAAAAACTAGAAAAAAGTAAAAAAGAATTTAATATAGGTTTAAACTTTAATTTAATTTCAGGAAATAATAAAGTTTGTGTATGATCGTTTAAATAAATAATTCCTGAAAAATAATTAGGTTGATGCCCATGAGTATGCTCCTGTGTGTAATTACTAAAACCTTCCTTTATCCCCCAAGCACTGTGAAGATAGTATGGTTTTATATTTTTTAAAGAATCTAAATAATCAAAAATTGGGAATATAACTTTTAAAAAATTATCATTGTTAAAATATTCCCAAGAAGTCATTAAACCTTTTACATTAGTTTTAAAATTTTCATTCTCTTTTTCCTTAATTCCTTTATTAATTTCATTAATAAAATAATTAGAGTCTATATCTAATGCTCCTTGAATAAATAAATAGTCTATTTTAATTTTATCTTTAATTATTTTATTTATCCTCATTACTTAAATGGATAACCCAAATGCCATACAACAAGTGAATATCTTACTCCTCTAGTTACTGGTTTAACTCTATGCCAAACAAAACTAGGAAAAACAATAATAGAGCCTTTGGATAATATTTCCGTTGCTTTTTTTAAATGTTGTGCCTCATCTCTCATTTGAGGTGAATATTGTCTAAAATCAAATTCTAGTTCCCCACCAGAATATTCCGAACCATCGGTTAATTGACAGGTCATGGATAGTTTTCTTATCTTTCCATGCGAAGGAGTTTTAGGTTGGTCATAACCTTTTTCCCGACTATCACAATGCCAATCATAATATTGATTAAGTTTATACTTTGTAAATTGGCAAGACTCTGATCTATCCCAGTCAAAATTCCAACCCGCATTTTTATTAGCTTGACGGACAAAGGGATGTATTTCGTTATAAATCCAAGCATCATTGAGCCAAACCACATCTGAATTTCTTTTATATTTTAAATTTCTAACTTCTTCTTTGTTTAAAGGTTTCTTTTTTAAATTTCTCTCTCTGCTATATCCGCCTGTAATCGCCATCGTTTCTTTTTGAGCTAAGGCATATTTAATAACGTCATCACAAAATCTTGGTGTTAATACAGATTTAAAATACCAGAAATAATTAGATAAATTCATAAGTTATTGTTAAAATAAAGTTAAGTGAATCTTTTTGATAGTTTGTAATATAATATCTTTGTGTTGAAGGAAACATTATAAATTTATTATTTTCTAAAGGAATTGTCCATGTTCCACCTTTTCTTCTATTATCATCATAGTAAATCTTAACCAGACAGTTATCAACTTTAACCCCATATAATAAAGTATAATCTGGTGAGTTCTTTAAATCTACGGGATCAACATTTAATAAAGGAATGGTAGTTTCATGAGGCGAATAAATATTACCCCACACTTTTTTATTTATTAATTGAATATTATATTCAAGTCTAATGTGTTCACGAATATAGGTATTCAACTTATCCCAAGTTCTTGAGAATGAAAATTTTTTGTTATCTATTTGATATTGTAAAATATAGTGGGCTAATTCAATAGGATCTATTTCCCAATCTTTTGGCATTGAAACATCGCCATGATATAAAGCTATTTCAGATAATACTTTCTTTTCCATATCGACTAGCTATGGTTTATCTTTTTTGTCTAAAATTGTCTAGGTAGGATTTGCTATTTTATCCCAAGATTGATTTGATTCATTCCACCCATATCGATGAGTTTCTGATTCTTCCCCTAAATCTGGAGCATCTCCAATTGGCGATTGCCATCTAGCTTCAGATGTATTTAATACCCAACTAGTGTAGGGTTTTTTAGGGTAAAATATATTATTATCTTCATCCCATGTATACCCTATGCCAGCATAATTTCCTCTTAAAGCTTTAGATTGATCCGCTGATAATTCTCCAGTCTTATTGTCGTAATGCTTTCCACCCCTAGTATTGTAAGATGTTTGAATCCATTTTTCGGCAGGCCAATTATTGTGTTTTTCCAAATATTTATTGTAAGATGTTTGAATCCATTTTTCGGCAGGCCAATTATTGTGTTTTTCCAAATATTTTTGTCCTACTGCTTCCTCTTCAACACCGTCAGCATTCAATATATCCTTGCTATCGACTGCATGAACTGCAAGAACTTTTGATGTATCTCCTATTTTTGCAAAATGTGCCATAACTTATTCTCCTAGACTACTCTTTTTATTTAAACTTGTACCTAATGATAACGACACCAGAACCACCAGCTCCACCACTCATATCTGCACCACCACCGCCGCCTCCGCCGCCAGTATTAACTGTTCCGGCTTCACCAACAACGGAAGGATCAGGAAATGAAGTACCATGTCCTGAATCACCGCCGCCACCAGCACCACCTGCTCCATAATTAGAAGGAGGAGTACCACTCATACCAACCGTTCCTGAACCGCCGCCGCCACCACCAAAATATCTTAAAGGACCACTTGGACCAGGCGTACCTACACTTGGACTTGGATTAATTGCTATTCCAGATCCATCTCCGCCATCACCACCTACAGAACATGCATAAGCTCCTACGGTATCAGCTCCGACTTCCGAAGCACCACCGCCTCCTCCGCCGCCACCACATTGACCGCCACCATCACCGCCACCAAATCCTTGAGCAACAGGACTTACAGGAGGAACATTACCGGTACCACCAGATAGAATACCACTACTACAAGTTGCGCCGCCTCCTGCGCCACCACTTCCACCAGGATCTCCAGCCTGTCCGTAACCAGCACCGTGACCACCACCTGCTGAACTAACACAAAACGCACTAGAAAGATCTCCTCCAGTTCCAGGATTATTTCCAGGAGTGGGACCACCTGCACCGCCACCACCAATATCAATCGGATAACCAGCCACAGAAACAGAAGTTCCACCTGTTGCAGGATTTGGGTAATTTTTTCGATAGCCACCAGCACCAGCACCACCACCATGCTGACGAGCACCAGCTCCGCCACCACCAGCAACTATTAGATAATCAATGGTATTTGAACCCGCACAACTTCCAGCACAAGATACGCAAAAAGTACCATCTCCTGTAAAGGTATGAACTTTATAATCTCCATCTGTGGTTATAGTTCCACCTGTTGCTGTTACATGTGGGGCAGCTACACCACCACTTCCGAATCCTAAAACTTGGTATCCAAAAGACATATTCTATATTCCTTTCTATGCGTCGTTAGCCGCGTTTGTAGTATAAAATATTTTTACGCCTACCAATCTTAAATCACCGGTATTAGTATCTGTGCCTGTATCTCTTACTAATCTAAAAATTGTGTTTGTATCATCCGCTACGCTAGCAATTGTGACAGCTCCACTTACTACGTTGATCATTAAATCATCTTGGGTTCCACTTGCTGCTAATGCTGTATTAGCTACAGCAGTTCCAAACGCTAAATCGTAATCAACATCACTTGCTACTGAACATCCTGCGAGTGTAAAACCACCCGTGCCTGTATCTGTTGCAGATGCAGACCAAAAAGTTTGAAAAGTTACTGTACTTTCATTCCAAGATTCAGGAAAAGAAACATTAAACTGTACTGCTTCTGCTGTACTAGTATCAAAAGCAAAAGCTTTTAATTCTGGATTTCCAGCTGAAAGTACTGTTTGAACAAGTTCAGCTCCATTAGTTGTTTCCGGATACATTGCAGTAGCCGGAACCCACATAGTTTCTTTACCTGAAATTTTAACTGCAGACGTTCCACTTTTAAGGACTCCTGTTCCTAAAGGATTAATATTAAGATCAATATTTGAATCAGTTGTACTGGTAGAAATTGCTGCAAGAATTGGACCATTACCCGTAGCCGCATTCGTTATTCTAAGTTCATTGACTGGAGTGCCAACTTCAGTGAAAACTAAGTTTTCATCTCCCCCAGCATCTGCAATAAAACCTCCGGATACAATTTTAGGAGCGGTTAAAGTCTTGTTTGTTAAAGTTTGTGT